TCAAGTTGTTCAACTGTAAGGTCCGTCTGGTAATCAGAAGGAGCAATTACACCAGTGTTTGTTGCAAACCCATTGATACCGTTTGACCAAAGTTCAATTGCGTTCTTAATGTTAAAATCAGTGTCATTAAGGAACGTAACTTCCCAAGTTTCTGGTTCAGTCTGATCACCCGCCATGTAGATTGTACGACCACGGAATTTTAAAGGAATTTCTGTGATTGCACGGGATGGCAGTGCTGCAGCCTTAACAAGAAACGAAGTTCTACGAGTATCAAGGCCGATTGCGATACCTGATGGTGGAGTAATAGTTACCCTAAATTGGTTAGCTCTTGCACCACCACCGATTAAGCTTGCTTTAAAGTCATCTATATTAGCCATGATTAACCTCCTACCTCACTAAACGCAACACCAGTTCGAACGGCGATGAAGTTTAGTGTAATAAAGTTGATTGACCTTGCTGGTTTAATGTAGATGTCTCCAATAAACTCGTTACGGTCAATGACCTCACCAGTGTTATTAGTTGTGTCACAAACTACCTTAAAGTCGAAAATACCTCTACGACCCTGTACATCCCGCAAGAATGGTTCTACCAGATTGCGGAACTGCGCCCTTGTGAATTCATCGTTGAACTCAAAGAGTTGGAACTTAGCAGCAGTGGCAATTGCTTTCTCAAGAACCAAGAACAATCTACGCACGTTAATACGGTCAAATGCACTAGGTTTGGCAAGAGCAGTTTTATCTCCAAAGAGTGTAACACCTTGGCCGGGGAAATCAACCACTGGATTGACCCTAGCCCTGTAAAGAGTGTCACGATCTGCTTTCTGTGGATTAAAAGAAAGTTTAATCGCACCACGAACACTACCACGATTGTAACCAGCTGGTGAGAACCAAGGGTCTGCAACAGCATCTGTATTTGCACAAAGACCAGCAGTATCACCATTTAGCGGCACAAATCGATACACATCGTTGTACTTATCATACATGTACTTGTATCCACTATCGAATACCATGTAAGAGGACGCTGGACATTTATCAAAAGCATTTCTAACATTATATGATGCAGCTATCGAAGATGTAACACCAACTGTTGCTGAACGATAAGGTGACACGAAACCAACGCAATCCTTTCGTAGTTCAACAAGGTCAGTAATCATGGTAACATGTGTATCCATTGCAGCTTCTGTATCTGCTTCTGCCGAACTTGGACCACCTATAATTAGGTTAACATCAAGATTTTCTGAGTCAGCAAACTCATCATATCCAACATTCATTTCACCAGAAGTTACAGCATAATCGTCCGTTCCACCTGTCAGAGTGTCAACATTAACACCAGATACTAGTGTGTAGTCTGTACCTGTTGCAATGTCTGTACCCCAGTTAGAACCAGCAGAGATGTGGTCCGTCCAGTAGATGAAGTTAGAACTACGGAAGATAACATCTGGGTAGTAATTACCACTACCCTGTACTGTCTTCGCACTTGGGTTTTTAGACATACCACCGAACACTTCGATAACTGCCGAAGTGCGTTGGCCTGCAACATCAACATCATAACCTGTAATGTCGCCTGTTTTGTCGTAGACTACAACATGAAGTTCGTCTTCTTCACCCCGCCCGTTTGCAGTTGACCAATCGGTAGTGCTAGGAGCCGCATCAAAGAGGTCACTGAAACGCCACCGACGTTGAATATAGGAGTTATCAGGAATAATAGTTCTAAGTCCACCACCGTTGGGATCATCAAGTTCACGAATAGTTAGAACTTCACCCGAAACAGCAGTAACTTCGTATTCTACGTTACCTGTTTCTACTGCGGATACCGTATCAAATGCAAGAGGCACATCGTCAGCTACCGTAATTTTCTTATCAAGAACAACAACAGTCTGAGAAGTAACTGTTACAATTTTCGCCTGAAAGGCGCCATCAGAGACACCGGCGCCAATCACACGTTGACCAACTGCAAGAGTACCATTAACACCATCAACTGTAAGGGTTGCAGATGGAGTTGTGATTGCCCCGTTAGATACTCCAGTGACACTATTGTTTGTGAAGAACTTGATAATGTCACCGACTGCGATTGTTGCATCAGTTGCATCTTGGTTATCAACTGTAATAGTTGTATCACCAACTGCACCAGCACCGTTAACTAGGTTAAGTGTACCCAACTGTTGATGGAATGCACGTTTGCCCGGACAAATATCCACACCAAGTGAGTTACCCCAAGTACCAGCGGTACGAGCAGTCCACTCACCGTGAGAACCCTGTCCTGTAGAGAAACTGGCTTCATAATGGTCATCGTCACGAATGAGGATACCACTGTTTGCACCAGCGTTTAGAATGGCTGATTGTGTACGAACCACCCTGAGTGCGTCACCATACTGCAAGAAGTTTGCAGCGCAGAACCAAAACTCAAAATTTGAACTGTTTGGCTTACCAAATGTTTGTAAAAGCTGTTCTTCCGAACTAATAGCGGTAACCGACCTTACTGGACCTTTCTGAAAAGGACCGGCAATTGCACCGATAGACGTAGATACAGCTGGAACAACATTGGTAAGATCAATTTCCCGTACATGAACGCCGGGTGAAACTAGAAATCCCATGTCTTTACTCCTAACTTAAAGAGAGTTATTTGTTATACAGATATTTATAAAAAACCTCTTTTACAAAACTCGTTTTTATAAGTGTTATATCATATAAATAAACATATGGCAAATGAGCATTATGAAAAATACAAAGATACCATCAAGAAGGTTTCACGAAGAAACTACCAGAAACGAGTATTTCTTCTGAATGAATTTCTCACAGACAAATCCTGTATTCACTGTGGTGAAGCAGAACACGTTTGTCTTAAATTCTATCCTCATGATGCAGAGATACGCAAAGTATCCAAGAGAGTTGGAACAAGTGATGAGAGCCGCAAAGAGGTATTTCACCTCATAGACCAATCAGTTATCCTCTGTTACAACTGTTATATCAAGAAACATCACGATTTAATCGAATTTATTTGACCTATATATAATAGTAAATGATTTGAGTCATAAAGGAGTATAGTTATGAAATCATTAATTTTTGGGGTATTTACCCTACTACTATGCATGTCTCCAGTTCATGCATCAACACAAGCAAAACTTGTTATAGATACTGGACCCTTTGGAGTACACAGTTGGTTTCTGAAAGGCATCAAAGACGGTGCATTTTCTAAACGTGGATTAGATATTGAATTTGTAGGAAAGGGCCCGGGCAGTATTAAAACTGGTCTGGCCGTCGCAACTGGAAGAGCAGATATTGGATACCATGACTATAGTGGTGTAGTTCTTGTCAATAGCAAATCAGATGATCCTAAAGTTTTAGCGGTCTTTGTTGTTGATGATAAATCACAAAACGGAGTAATTACACTTAAATCATCGGGTATTAAGACATTCGATGATTTAGATGGACGTAAACTTGGTAGTCATCCCACTAGTTTTACCAATAAGGTTTTAACTACTGTGACATCTGCCAGCTGGATTAATGTTCCTGTACACATGCCCGGCCGTGTCCCTGCACTAGTATCTGGACACATTGATGCAATCACCTCATTTACAACATCCGTAGTTTTCAATCTGGAAAAGGCGGGGGTTGATATTGACGAATTAAACATCATTAAACTTAGTGATTACTATCCAATGGCGGTAAGCCGAGTAATCACTGTAAATGCAGATTGGGCAACAAAAAATCCACAGGCAGTAAAAGTTCTTCGTGAGGTATCACGCCAACTACTAAACGATTTTATTGAAAATCCTGCTGCAAGTATATCTGCATTGGAAGGTCCAGTTGTATCTACAAGTAAAAAAGTAGATATTGAAGTAAGAAGGGCTCAGTATGGTATTGACGAACTCGTTAATACACCATTTGTGCAGAAGAATGGAATTAGTAATCCCAGTGCGGTTGGTCCTCGTTTAAGTGAGTTCACAACCATACTGGTAGAAAAATTAAATTTACCAACTCGACATCCTGACAACAAATATTTTGATCTGGGTGAATGAAACATACAATAA